AGCAACAGCTGCATCTCTAATTCTTTGTTCACCTGCTGCACCTTGTTTGTCATACTCTGCAAGAGTTGTATCAATAACTTGTTGTTGGTATGGAGACATAAAAGGTTGATAAGCTTGTGGTCCTGTTAATGCACCAAGTCCACCTACAGTTCCTGCTGCTTGTTGTTGTGCAGTTTGTGCTGCAGATAAAAATGGTTGATAAGAACCTACACCTTGTTGCGCAATATTAATTGCTTGTGTTTGTAATGGATCTTCGCCAGCAACAAATTGTCTACCAGTAAATTTACTTGTATCAATAGGTGCCGAGTAAGTGGCCGTTGCCTGTGTTGCGTAATCTTTTATCGCCGGTTCTATAAAATCTGCTATTGCCATTATATCATCCTTGATTGTAACATTTGTTGTTGGTCATACATTGCTTGCGCACCCTCTAATCCTTGTGACTCTTCAGAAACTTCACCGCCTTGTTCTAAGTTATTCATTAAATTTTCCATAACTTCAGCGCCTTTATCTATATCGCCACCTCCTGCATTTCTAACAGCATCTGCTGTAAATACAAACTCATTTTTAGATAGTCTAGCAGGCACATCGTCAGCTCTTTCTTTACCGCCCATCTCTACAAAACCACCTGTATTTCTATAATCTTTTTCCATGCCGCCCATGTCGATCATTTCTGATGCTTCTTCAGTTTCCATGATTCCACCTTCTGCTTTTCTGTTTCTTAAAGCATCGTAGATCATTTGTTCTTCTGAACCCATTTCATCAACGTATTGTGGTAAACCTTCCATAAATTCATCTACGTTTTTGTCGCCTAATCTTAATTTTTTAGCTATTATATCTAAAGCGCCTTCATCTAAAGCATTGATAGTGTAACTACCGTCTTCTGCTTTAGAAATATCATAACCCTCATCAATCAAACCATCTATAACTTTTATAGCTTTGTTTGATTTAGGTGTAATAAACACATCATTACCAACAGCTTGTGCTTGTAATCCAGAGTCTGTAAGGACATCTTCATCTCTAATACTTACATTTATATCTGCATCATCAAATAATGATTTAAATTTACCACCTACATTTTGCATACCTGTTTTTAATTTAGACATTAAGTTTACTATACCTGCATTTTTATATCCTATTCTACCACCATCAGCTGCCATAGCCATTGGTTGTTCCATACCTCCACCTTCTGGTGCTTGTTGTTGCATTACTGCTTTTACAAATTGTTCAAAAGATAATGTGCCACCTTTGTTTTTGTATTTAACATACTCTGCCATCAACATTTGTTCTGCTTGAGCTTGACCTGCATTACCGCCCATATTTAAAAATGCTTTAGGTTGTCTAAATCTTTGACCTGCACCTGATCTAATAAATTCTTCTTCTTCGTCTTCAACCATCATTCCATTAGCATATCCGACTCTACCGCCATCAGCATTAGGTTGATAAAAATTTTCCATTACATATTTTTTTTGTGGCATGAACGCTAAATTTTTTCCGCCTAGACCCATGTAATAATCTTTTGCACTTTGTCTAATGCCTCCAACATCCATTACATCAACTTCTTCTTCTACTTCTTCAGGAGCCATAGCATCTGCTATAAAAGGTGCTGCAATTAAACCTGCTCCTCCTGTAAGGAAAGCTGTTTTAGCATCAAAATTTTCACCAAAAGGATTTAGCCTTGAAAGAAAACTAGCTTTGTTAACTGGTCCATCTCTGTTCATTACAAAATTTGCTGGACTAAACCTATTTGCTAGTGCTTGTCTACCTAAATTAAAAGTAGCACCAATTCCCTTTTTTCCAAATAAACCCATGGCCTCTCCACCAAAACCAGCTCTACCAAATAAACCACCTATACCTGTTCCAGGTATACCAAACATTAAAGCACCACCTAAAGCTGCTTTACCTATAGGACTTTTAACAATTTTTTTAACGCCTCGTACCGCTTTCTTAACGATACTTCCTAGTCCATAAAGTTGTCTGGGTTCTTGCATTCTAGATATTGCCATAATTTTACCTTAATTCCTATGTTTACTTGGTTTTTGAGAACAAATCAAGAGGTGGCATAATAACTTTTACGTCTTGTGCCATGTCTTCGTTCTTATAACCTTTAGCTTCCCAGTCTTTTCTTTCCTTAAAAACCTCACCAGTTTTCTTGTGTCTGTAGGTTTCCTCTACTTTTGCTTGTTTTATTTCCATTAATCTACCTTCTCCTTTTTAATGTTTAAATAACTAACAGCTACATCAAACGAATCTGAAGTGCTTGATTGCACTGTAAACGCTGCTCCACCCACTATTATTAATGGTTGGGTTAACAACTCTTTTGTTTCATTAGCTGTAAGTGCTGCTGATTTAATTGCAGTAATACCATTATTAGTAACAGTTACAACTGGCGTACCAGCAGATGTAACTAAAATAGATTTAACAATATAAGTTTCATTAACAGCAGGACTACTAGCTCCTAATGGAGTTAAAGCTCCGCCTGTTGTATTGTTATCTATGCCTGCAAATAAATATTGGTTTACTACTGCCATTATTCTAAAAAGAAACTTTTAGCTTCTATCTCCTGTTTAACTTCATCTTGAAATGAAGTGTTTAATTTTGTAATTACAGAGTCTAAATCTCTAATTAACGATTGTAAGTTAGATTGATTGTATTCCGGTTCTGCTCTAGTTAATGATTCTACTATCTTTGCCATTATAAAATACTTGCTAGTCCTCCATATTTTAAACCATATCCAAATCCTTCTCGACCACCAGAATCGTAGGCTTGACCAGTGTCATCTACATTTCTACCTGGCCCAGACTCTACCCTATCTACAGTCCCTCCTGATCCAGGTCTTCTTCCAATCGCGCCCTTTCTTGATCTATCTCCCGGATCTGATTTACCTTGACCACCATAAAATTTATCATCTGCCATTTGTTGTTCGAAAGTTTCTTTTTCTATTCGTTCTCTTTCTTTTTTTTGTCTTCTATAAAAATCTACTTTTGTTTTTTGATAATCTGTTAATTCGTCATACTCTTCGTCAGTTAAATCTGACCTAGCTGCCTCATCTACATACTCTGCATAATTTCCAAACATAGATCTTGTATTTATTCCATATGGATCTTTATTTAAATCTGATGTATTTTCACCAAATACAGTTGGACCTTTGTAACCCATGTTCATCTGTATAAATTTTTGATCTGCTGTGGGTAATGAACTAAATCTATCCATTTTATTTAACACGAAACTTACAGGACCCAACCCACCTATTCTATCTACGAAAGTTCCTATACCACTTTTAACATTATCAATGTTTTGTTGTATTTTGCCAGCTCTGGTTAATTCTAAAGGGACATTTCTTGATGCTATAATATTTTCTATACTAGCAGCTGGATCATCCATATTCATTGGTTGATTGTATGGTGTAAAAGGCCCAATCGGATCTACTTGTCTATAGCTTGGAAAACCCATAAAAGTTTTATCAAGTTTACTTTGATATAAATCATCTACAAGTGGTGTTGGTTGACGATCAAAATAATAATTTCGTGTGGCTAGATCATAATCTTGTATTAAATTATTAGGAGAACCGGGATAAGAACTACCACCACCACTATTAATAAAAGCATTAGTTGCAGGTATTCCAACGTTAGTATTAATAGCGCTTACGTCTTGTTCTGCCTTTGGTAAATTAAGACCTAGTCTATATTGTTCCTGAGGAAGATATTGATATGTTTTGTAAAGCTCTTGATCAGCAGGATTATAAAATGCTACCATTATCTTCTACCTCCTGGATGTATGTCTAATCTAAAAGTTCCAAGTTTCCAGTCTTCACTTGTTGTTGTATTGGCAACTTTTAATGCAATTGATCTAGCCCTTAATCTCGTATCTTTTTTTGTTGTATTAGAATCTATTGTAAAATTTGTAGTTGTAGCTGAACTATTTGGATAGGTTCTTGTTACAAAACTAACTTGTGTATTTCCTGTTTGTGAAATAAAGTCTGGTATAAATCTGCTTATTCTCATTATAAATTCTCCATCCCCTCTTAAGTCAGGCATTCCTACAGTCTGTCCTGTATTACTTCTTCTTTGTGTAATATCAAAATCTCCAGATGTAATAGAACCAATAACAGCAGTCGTTACACCGCCGGCATTAATTTGATCGGTCCCTGTTTCCTGTTGATAGTATATAGTACTACCATCTGTGTTTCCAGTGCAATCTGTCGATGCGTTATCTGATGGATCATAAAATGTAGCATGAGGTTTTTCAAATACAGACGAATCTTGCCAAGCTGTTCGAGGTAAAGTTCCTGTTGTCCATATAGGACGTTTAGGTGATGAATCTAAATAATTATAAGTTACATTTCTGTTTATTTGATTAGATGCTGCCGTGCTATAATACCAAGTTATTTCTCCAAAAAGGTTATTTAATCCGGCATTAATTAAGTCTCTGGACACAACGTTTAAATCATCATAAACATGATCTTCAACAAGACAAGGCATAGATTTTAATTGACCATCATAAGTAAAAAACCCGTTTTCTGACATCCAATACGCTTTACCATCTACTTCAATGCATGCATTTTTTCCTAATAATCCGCAGTTAGTTCCTACTTGTTCAAAAGAAAAGGTAAATGGTAGTCCTACAAATTTCATTAAAAACAATGCAGTGTCAGTCCATACATAGATAGCATCTCTACCTTTGATAGCTCCCATAATTTTAGATCCATCTGCTAGTCTTTGTGTGCCTGCTGTGTTGTTTGCTTTAACAGTATAAGAATCTGTTTGATCAATGCTTTCTTGAGAAGAGAACCGTATAAACATATCGTCTTGAGTACTGGTGCTGCCTACTGTTGTTTCGGTTCCAAAAAATACTAAGTGTCTATCCGGTGTAGATACCAATACATGTCGTGATGCTGTAGGTGCATTTGGTAATAATGTTGCTCTAGTAGATGTAGCAGCTCCAGCAGCTGCATCCCACTCAAAACATTGACCATTATATATAAGTGCAATTAATTTTGTTCCATAGTTGTCTAATATCCACATTCCTGGATCAATAGTAAAGTCAGAAGACGACGCTTCACCCCATGCAACATAATCAGATATGTTTGTAACAGTTGCACCAGCACTGTGAGTTGCTTTTGTAGTTCCATTAACTCCTCGTGCTCCTCCACTTAAAGTATTTGTTGCAGTATCATTGTTGGTAAAACTAATATCTTCAGTCCCAATTCTAATTTCTCCCGATGAAGGAAACGCTGCTGAGTTAGCTAGAACAATATCAGTTGTTACTAAGTCTGTTAATGCTGTGCCCAGAGTAGTTGTTGCTGCACCAATTGCTGTACCAGACCAAAGACCTGTACCCCAACCAAAACCTCCAAGTTGTTGTGCCGGACCGACAGTATAATAACAAAGAACTGAAGCAGACCCACTAGTTGACAAAGGAGTTCCTGATTCTTGAGCATCCATTGTAATTGTAAAAGTAGATGTGGTAGGAACTGATGTTACCATAAACTTTTGATCTTCAAAAGTAGCATCGGTATAAGTTGACCCCACTGCAGTAACTCCGCTAACAGAATCAAACATAACAATGTCATCGTCGTTTAATCCATGTGTCCCGGTGCATGTGACTGTAACAGTTGTAGAAGAAGCTGTACTAGTAAAATTAGCTCCTGTTAAAGTGGCTCTGATAGGATGGATGTCGTAATAAATTCCTCCAGAGTATACATATAAAATTCTATTTGTTCCTATTGCTGCATATTTAATACCAGCATTATCGTCCCAATGATGAATTGCTCTTGCAGCACCTGTTAATTTATCCTCACCTAATTGGGTCCAACCCCCTATTTTTTCAGGTGTACCATATCTAAAACGAACATTATCACCATCAAACCATTGTCCCTCCGCACCGGTTTCTGTGACTTGTTTGTTAAATCCTGGTTGAAATCCTAATTTTTGTAACATATGTAATAGCCCCTTAACATATTTTTTGTAGTTTGAGTAGAGGGCAGTTTACTTGACTTTTAGACGTTTATCAATATATAATCATTAGATATGAAAGACGTAAAAGACGAGATAATTAAAGATTTAGAAGAAAAACTAGAGATGGAAAGATCAGTTAAAATGTCAGAAGTTGACCTTAATGCTGATTACAAAAAACATATAATTAATTTAGAAACTAGAATAATAGCTTTAGGAAAATTAAACAACGAGTTTGTAAACAAAATTACAGAGCTGAAAGATATAATAGCTAAGTTAACTAAATAAAATTAAAATATCCAGTAATTAAATATCTAGTTTTCTTTTGAGGACAAGCTTGGCCTCTATGGGTGTGAGTAAAATAAGCTGGAAATAAAACAGCTTTTCCAATGTCAGACTCTACATATTCTCCATTCATAAATTGAGTGCCACAGTTATGGTCACTTAAATATAATTGAAAAGCGAGCACTCTGCTTGGATATTTATTACAATGTTCAGAATGCCATTTGTTGAAAGATTTACCCGGTTTAAATTTTTTAAATCTTAATTCAGTCATAGCCCATCTATCACTAGTCATGTTTAATTCTGGATAAACACTGGTATATAATTTAACAAAACTAACTGCTTTATCTACAATAAATTTTTGAACACTTTTAATTTTTATATCTTTGTAACTATAATTTAAATCTAGATTAGATTTATCAATTTCTAAATTTTTATCTAAAGTTTTAATTAAAGATTTACATTTAGCTTTTGTAGTAAACTCTTTCTTTATAGCTATAAAATTTCTGTCCATTACTTTATATTAAAAAACATATTATATTTATATGATACTTCATAAGTTAAATCAGTGCAAGGAGCATGATATCTTTTAGCGTTAAAAATTATTATTCTATTGGGATAAGCACCTATTGATATGTCTGGATATTTATCAGATTGATATTCAAAAAAAGCAGTTCCGCCAGAAACACTATGATAAAAAGGAAGTATAGCTGCTAAATTAGTTTGACTATCTATATGCACTGGTCCATGGGGTACATCATATTTAGATTTAGATACTTCTGAAGCAAGAACTTTTCTAACTTTACTGTGTACATTTGTTATTTTACATTCAATAAGTTTTTCTATTTCCTTAAATATAATAGAATCATATTTATTAAATATAGCTTCGTAGACAGGATAACCTTGAAAACGATTACCAAAGTATTGACTATATGGTTGGTGACAGGCGTCATACTTTAATTTTTGTATGTCTTCAAACATTTGTTCATAAACATTTTTAGAAAGAAAATTTCGTTCTATGTGAATAGAACCATTAAACAATTCTTCGTATCTTTTTTTCTTAGTCATAGGTTGAATTATTTATTATATTAAAACTAAGACCGTACCGTTCTTTATCGGTAGTGTTTCTTTTATTGTTATGTTGTAAAAAACTTGAAAACACAGCAAAGTTTCCAGGTTTACATTCTAATGTTTCTTGTATTTTTGGAAAATATAAACTTTGACTGTGATTAGATAATTGAATTGCACCAGAAAGAAACGAAGGCAGGTGTGCATGAGTTCGAGTATAGTCTGAAAATTTTTCTTTAAAACCCCATGCTTCAGATAACTTCCAAGAGTTAACTTCTTCAGAAGGATTACTATCTATAAGATCAAAAATAGGCATCATCATTTTAATAAATTTTTTATCATTAAGAAAAAAATTAAAAGCTGTCATATTTCCTACAACATTAGTTGTATAATTTCTGTTTGTATTTAAATTAATACCTTCTTCAATTTTTTTTATAAAATATTTTGTATCAATAGACAAATTGCCTTTAATAAAATAATATTCTCGAAGCATGTTTGCTTTAATTAGTTTTTCTATTTTCATAAATCTAAAAAATTAACATATCCTGTAATTAAGTATCTTGTTTTTTTATTAGGACATTTTTGTCCTTTGTGTGTATGAGTAAAATAAGACGGAAATATGACAACCTTTCCTTGTTCTGATTTAATAACCTTTCCATTATAAAATTCAGTTCCACAGTCGTGTGAGGTTAGATATATTTGTATATTTAAAATTCTAGTTGCATGGTTATAACTATGTTCTGAATGCCATTTTTCAAAATACTTGCCTGGTTTAAATTTTTTAAATCTTAAATTTGTTAACGACCATTTGTTTGTAGTCAAATTAATTTCAGGAAATTTTTTTATGTATTCATTCCACAAAGGAAAAACTTTTTGCTGTACTTGACTAAAAATAACTGTGCCTTCTAAATCAAAACACTCATAACCATATTCTTTTTTTTCAGCTTTACTTGTCTTATCTTTTAAATCTTTAATTAATATATTACATTCTTGTTTTGTAAGAAAATTATTTTTTTCTAATATAAAATTTTTATTTGATGTCATGTAAATATCCATACCATCCTGTAGCGATGTATTTAATTTCTTTTGGTGCTCGTATACCTCTATGAGCAAATGTCCAATCAGCAGGCCATATTACAGTCAGACCTACCTCTGGTTTAATTTTAAGTTTTTGATGTATAAATTCTGTCTGGCCACCTGTTTTAATTGTATTAAGATAGGTCATAAAAACTAAATGCCTGTGTTCAAAATGAATACTCCCTGTTCTTTCAAAGTGAGGTTTAAAAAAACCACCGTTTTTTGGATATCTTTGAATATTAAAACTTTCTCTCATTCCCCAACGAGCATGGTTTTCATCAGACCAAGGATATTTTTTTTTATATTTTTCAACAACTTTGGTTAATTCACTTAGATATCTTATGGGCACTTTATCCTGAGTTAAATTATTAATAGGAAGATCGGTAGAATTTTTTACTGTTTTGTCTACTGTAAATCCTCCATCTGGTCCACCAACACTTCCTTGGTGTTTTATTCCAGCATTAGTTTCGTTGTTATTATTAAAATATTTAATCATGTCGGCACAAATTTTTTTGTCAATGTACCATCCTGCTAAAAAATTATTTTTATTATTATGTTTAAATGGTTTCATTTTTAATATCACAAGGTAAACCTAGGTGTGGTCTACCATCAAATTTTATAGCTTTTTTAGTTGCACGATTGTAATGTAAAAAAACTTGAACGCAGTAGTTTTTTGTAAAAGGTTCTCTCCAATGTTCTAATTCACAACCTTTGTAAACTAACATATCTCCTTGTTTTAAATCTACTTTAATACCTTTAGTATTATCTGATATATATTTATTTCCAACAAGTCTACCTTTTTTAGGATCTGGTTCTAGATATATTGGCCAAGGATCACCACCAAGATTTATTGTTGTCGATATTTCACAAGAAGGCCTGTCTTTATGTCTATGAAGTATGTTTCCTTTTTTATAAATTCTTGCATAAGAATAAGTTTCAACAAGTTTTAAACCAGTGTTTTTTTCCATAACAGGTTTTATTTTTTTTAATAAAATCTCATTTGCAATATCACTGTATATAGAATACGCATTAGGAACTTGTGGATCGTTAAAAACACCAACCATATCTTTAAGATATTCAGGTATGTAATTTAATTTAGTTAAAGTATTAGCAACTTCTTTTTTTAATAACAAATATTCAGTTAAAAAATTTGCAATCTTTAAGTCAACTACTTCTTTTAAAATTACGTATTTATTTTTTTTAAAGTTATTCATAATCAGTAATTAAACTATACCTAGGTTTTTTTAATTTGTGTGTAGGAAAAATTGCATCATGAACAATTGTGCCATCAAATATAAGTAAAGAATTTTCGTGTCCTGGTATAATGATGTCAGTATTATTTTCTTGTAAATGTGTGCCTAATGAAATATCAGGATTTTGAACATAGAAAACACAAGTTATACTATTGTCTTTGTGTTGATGAGGCACACCCGGTGCTTTTTCTTTTATTCTAAGAGCCCAACTTTTTCTTAAATTTTCTTTTCCTAAAGCGCTTGCAAGTTCACTTAATTTTTTATAGTAATTTTTCCAAGGTTTACTTTTACCTATAATATGTAAGTTTGGTTTTGTTTGTTGACCAGATTTTATAACACTTCCTTTTTCTTCTTTATGTAAATTACTTGTAAAATAATATTCTATGTCTTTTAAAATAACATTTAAATCTTCTACAGGTATAAAATTTTTTATATAAAGGTATTTGTTGTGATTCCAATTATTATACATTTATCTAAAAGGGTGACCTCTCACCCAAGTTACTAAAGAATATCGTAATCCTTTTGTAATTGGTTTTACTCTATGCCAAATGTATGAGGGAAATACAAGCACACTTCCCATAGGTTTTAGTTCTGAAGCAATTTTAGTTATAGTAGGATCTTTTAAAGATCTAAATTGAAATTCAAAATCACCTCCTTCATAGTCTTTAGGATCACTTAAAGATATTACAATAGATAGTTTTCTTATTTTTCCATGACCTTGTGAAGCAACATCATCATTCAATTCAACACCAGAATCACAATGCCAATCATAGTGTT